CAAGGTGGAGCCGGGGATTAACGCCCTGCATGAGCGTATGCAGGCTGGTTTATTCAAGGTTTTCAGAACCTGCCACGAATGGTTCGAGGAATACCGTATGTACCACCGTGAGGATGGAAAGATTCATGCCCTGGATGATGACCTGATGAGCGCCACCCGTTACGCAACCCAGTCTTTACGTTATGCCGAGGTTCCATCAAGGGCAGGACAGGGCTATGGGCGTTCATTCGACAGCAAACTCAAATACTCGCCCCTACATCTGGTATGACACATGGATAAAACAATGACCGATGACGAGTTATCGGCAGTCATCAACAATGAGATCGCCAATTCTTTGGGTAGTGAGAGCGACAAGCTGTCCCGCCAGCGTTCCAAGTCGATGGAATACTATCTTGGCGAACCCTACGGCAATGAAAACGCCGGAAAGTCCTCTGTCGTCACCCGTGAGGTGATGGATACGATTGAATGGGTAAAACCGGAGCTGATGAAGATATTTGCCTCTGGCACTGAGACTGTCAGGTTTGAACCTACGTCTTTGGAGGACGTACCCGCAGCCCAACAGGCTACTGATTACATCAATTACCTGTTTCACCGCAAGAATCCCGGCTTCAAGATCATTTACGAGTGGATTACGGACGGTTTATTGCAGAAAAACGGCATTGTTAAGGCGTGGTATGACTCAGAAGCCTCCAATGTCCGCGAAGATTACAAAGGATTGACCGAATTAGAGCTTCAAGTCCTCCTGTCCAACGAAAATATCGAGCTAATTGAGCAAGTAGAGGCTGATGACGGAGTTGATGTTGCGATCAAGCGCAAAGGTGCCTGCTCAGGGCTGAAGGTCGAGGTCATTCCACCGGAAGAGTTCATTATTTCCCGTAAAGGGACAACGATTGTTGACTCTCCCTTCTGCGCCCACACCCCGAGGATGACGATATCAGACCTCAACGCTATGGGGTTTGAGACTGAAGACCTTTCCACGACAGATGTCCTTCCTGAGTTTCAGGACGAGTACAGCGCAAGGCATGGTGGTGATGACCCAGGTCGGGATGCATTCTCAAGCGCAGATGAGACCATGCGCGAAGTCCGCGTTGTCGAGGCGTATATCCGGCTGGATTATGACGGTGACGGGATAGCCGAATTAAGAAAAGTGATGATGGTCGGTAATCAAGTCCTGACCTACAAAAACGGTGACAGTGCCAACGAAGAAGTTGACTGTATGCCCTTTGCCGGGTGGACCCCGATAATCATCTCCCACAAGTTTGATGGGCTTTCCCTGGCTGATCTGGTGATGGATTTACAAGTAATCCAAAGCCAGTTGCTGCGAAACATGCTGGATAACCAATATCTAACCAACAACGGGCGTTATGTCGCTGTTGAGGGCATGGTTAACCTCGATGACCTGTTGACCTCAAGACCCCACGGGGTGGTGAGGACGAAGATGGCTGGGGCCGTTTCACGGCTCGATACGCCTCAACTGGGGCAGACTGCCTTCCAGATGCTCGACTATGTGGACAGGCTGAGGGAGCGCCGCACAGGGGTATCTGAGCGGTCTCAGGGGCTTGATCCCAATGCACTCGCCCCCAACACCGCAGCAACAGCGGTAAATCAGGTTATGACCGCAGCCCAGCAGAGGATTGAGTTGATTGCGAGGGTCTTTGGTGAGACAGGACTAACGGATCTCTTCCGGCTGATTCACAAGCTGGTGATTCAAAACCAGACCTCAAAGGACATATTCCGACTTCGAGACCAGTATGTTGAGGTTGACCCCTCTGAGTGGCGGGAGAGAAAAGACACCTCTGTAGTTGTCGGTCTTGGTAACGGCTCAAGAGAGTCGGAGATGATGCAACTCAACCTGATATTCCAAAACCAGATGGCACTGAGCGGGAATCCAGCAACCGCAGGACTGGTTGAGCCAATCAATCTTTACAACACCCTCGAAGATCAGGTGAAAGTCTTTAATAAAGCCTCCGCTGGCAGGCACTTTACCGACCCGACCAGTGATGCCTTCAAGCAATCCCAGCAGCAGAAGATGCAGCAGCAAATGCAGCAGATGCAAAAGCAGGAGCAATTCCAGCAAATGCAGATGCAGATGGAGCAAATGCGGCTCCAGCTTGAGCAGATGAGGGCAGCGAATAAAGACCAGAACGAGAAGATCGCCCTTGATATCAAGCAGCAGGCACAGGATTTGGATGTGCAGGAACACGCTGACGATACAACCCTGAGAACCGCAGAACTCCAGATGGAAGCAACCCTGGAATCACAACAAGAACGCCCCGTAGCGTTGGGTTAAATCATGGATAAGCGCATTGACGGTGAGCGGTCGTGTGACCACGCAAGAGCTATGGGTGATTGTCCTGACTGCGGCTTGTCTGCGGAGGGGATTATTTTGGAGCATATCAAGATGCTTGAGTCCAATGGGATGGCCGATGAAGCAGCTAGGTGGAAGCTTTTAACTCAACTGGCGAGGTACTAGGTGAGGCTCAAAAATGGATAAACAGGAAAGGGCAGAGATTATCAGTCGTGGTAATGCCGCCAAGGTCTTGCTCGACAACCATTTACTAAACGAAGTCTTTGACGAATTGATGCAGTCCACATTCCAGTCATTTTTGGGGGCGCAGTCAACCTCTGACGATGAGCGGACAAAGCTGTGGAGCATTGGACAGGCGTTAAACCTTATCAAGAGCAAGCTCAACGGTGCTGTTGAAGACGCGAAGATTGAAGAAACCAACAAAAAACAGGACGAGAGTTATCCGTATGGACGAAGAGACAGTAACAATCTCGACAGAATTGCTTGATCGGATTGTCGCCCTGCTGGGTGAGCTTCCCTATCTACAAGCCCAGCCTGTATTTGCACAGATGGCCCACGAATTGACCAACGAAGAACCCAAAATACAACTCAATTAAGGACAAATTTTTATGACAGACTCAGCGAATACCGCCCCTGGGCGACTCGATTTAAATGATGCTGTTAACGCAATCCTCCAGCCAGAAGATATCAAAGATACACCTTCTGTCGAAGAGGTCACACCGGACGAAAGTCCAAAGGACGAAAGTCCAGCCGAAGAGGTTAGCGCCTCTGAAGCAGCCACCCTGAGTGAAGATGCTCAAACTGATTTAGATGCAGAGGATTCATCAGAAGAATCTGAAGAAGAACCTGAACCTGAAGAAGAGGGTGAAGAGGAGGAAGAGGACGAAAGTCCTGCCGAGGAAACTGAAGAAGAGGAGGTTGAGGAACCCGAAGCCGAAGAGGAAGAAGAGGAAACTCTTTTTACAACTCCAGACGGCGATGAGGTCACCCTTGACGAACTCAAGCGCAGTTATTTAAGGCAATCCGACTATACAAAGAAAACTCAGGCTCTTGCCGAGGAAAGAACCAATTTACAACAAGTCAATGAACAACTGGGAACCCAACAGAACGTCTTAGCTGAAAACCTGACGATGGCACTCGATATTATCGAACCACAGTTAGCTGAGTTCGCCAAGACAGACTGGAACGCACTCGCGGAATCCGATGCTTACGAGTATGCGGAAAAACGCGCACTGTTCGACCAGGCCCAGATTCGTTACAACAATGTTGTTAATACCTCGCAGCAATTAGTGCAGCACCAAAACGCCCAGAACCAGCAGCAGCAACAAGCAAGGCTGGCAGAAGAGGGCAAAGCACTACAGATGGCCCTACCTGATATGGCAGACCCCAAGAAAGGGAAAGCGTTACGGAATAGCCTCCGTGATTACGCTCTCGCTAATGGACTGTCAGAAGCAGAAGCGGGAGGAATTCAGGACCACAGGATTATCGTCATGATGAACAAGGCTAGAATGTTCGATGAGATGTCCAAGTCTGGAATCCAGATGGCGAAGAAGAAAATCGCCAAGTCCCCGAAGAAGGTCGTCAAAGCCGGTCAACCCTTGACCAGAACTGAGAAAAACCAAGCAGCACTCAACAAAAAGCGCAGCCGACTTAACGCCACTGGCTCTGTCGATGACGCGGTTGCTGTACTGCTATCCAAGTGACCAATTTGAAGGAATAATATCATGGCTGATGTACCAACTAGCACATATACCCAAGTCGGTATCCGTGAAGACCTCTCGGATACAATCTGGGATGTATCGCCCGAGGAAGTACCTTTCTCCTCCGGCTGTAAACGAACCTCTGTCGATAGCACACTCTTTGAGTGGCAGACAGATGCCCTGGCCGATGTTTCGGCTACAACCGCAGTTGAAGGCGCAGACCCGGTATTCACCGCAGCCTCTGCAACCACTCGCCTGCAAAACCAGACAGAAATCATTGAGAAGACAGCGATGATTTCCGGCACCGTGGAAGCGACAGATCGTGCAGGTCGTGACACGGAGATGGCTTACCAGGTTATTAAGCGTGGTAAAGAGGTCAAGCGTGACTTTGAGCATCACCTTGTGGGTGTTCATAACGTGAAGGCCGCTGGCAATGCATCAACTGCCCGAGAGACCGCGTCTTATGCCACATGGTGTAATGCCAACGTGTCCTTTGGTAGTGGTGGTGATGCTGCCGATGGTGATGGTGACGATGTGCCTACTGTTGGCACGGCTCGCGCCCTCACTGAAGCCCTGCTGGGTGCGGTGGTTGACTCCTGCTTCACCAATGGCGGTAATCCAGACACCTTGATGGCAAACGCGGCTCAGAAGCGTGTTATCACCGGGTTCGCCGGTAATGCCAACGCAGGTAATGCTACTGCGTTTAACACGGTGCATGACAACTCTGACAAGACAGTGATTAATGCTGTCAGTCTGTATGTGTCAGATTACGGCACCATGAAGGTTGTCCCCAACCGATTCCTGAAAGTGACCGATGTCCTGGTTTACGAGAAGGAGTTTTGGAAGATCGGTGTCTTGCGTGACATGAAGAACACCCAGATCGCCAAGACTGGTGACGCTGAGAAGCGCCAAGTGTTGATGGAAGCTGGACTCATTGCCTGCAATGAAAAGTCCTCCGGCATCATCCTCTCCCTGTCGTAAGCAAGGGAAACCCTGGAGAAGCCCCCGAAAGGGGGTTTTTTTATGCCTATGAAATTAATATCCAAAGAATGGAATCCCTATAACGATAGTACCGAACACTGGTACTGGGATGACGTTAACGAAAAGATGACAATCAAGAACACGTTTGATGTCAGTGACGTACTCAAAAACAACAAGGCGCAAGCCAACAATTCTATAGACGGTCGATTTGGCAAGGAAATGATCCACCACGTTGCCGAAATACCCGTTTGTTTTATTGTGAAGTTCAAAGACGAACATAACCTCGATGTGTTCTCCAGTGACCCGACAGAGCAAAAGAGACTGTTACGGTTATTGGAAGACCCCGATTACAGGTTTCTCAAAACCACAGTCTCGAAACTATGGAGACCGACCTAGTGGCAACCAACACGCTTGCGTACAGGGGTATCCAGAGTCTTGCTCTCACTCCAGCCCCTATTAAGCCTCGTATTCAGCGTCCGTCTACTTATTCCGAGCTTGTCTGCCCAGTCTGCTATGCACAGGGTTTCGCCGTTATGAGCAATAAATCGGTTCGAGCGCCTGTTTCTGGCCTGCTCTGTGCGTGTAGCCCATCGGCAGTTTTCAGGGCAATAGTCGCCATCGTTGTCAATGCGGTCTATGGAGTGCTCGGGGCTGGGTTTCTTGCCCATGTCGGCCAGAAAGACAGCAAATTCGCGCCAACGCTCGCACACAGAAATTCCACGACTAATATAATCGGGGTCTTGGCAATTGCCCCAGCTTCCACACCGCTGGTGCATAGATATAAAGGAGTTATAGGTGGTAGTTTTGGATGCCCCGTGGGTTTTTCGGTTGGGCGTATCTCTCTTAAAGCACCCGCAAGACTTTATGTGACCCTCACGAAGGTCTTGACTGCCTACAGAGGTAAGGTTTCCGCATTCGCAGCGGCACTCCCATTGGATGTGCTTATTTATCCGATGTGTTGGGCGCAAAACATGCAGTCGAGCGAATTTCTTTCCTGTGAGATTAATAGCTTGCGGACTAAGTGTTATAGTCTCTTTAGTCATGTTGCTGCTCCTTTTAGCAAGATGATTAGGGGGGTGGGTGCTACAACACCCATTCCTCGAAATTATAGCACAACGTCTTGCCTTGGAGAACGATTGTGGCAATGAATACTTATACCCTGTTAGCGGCCACTGTTGTCCGGTGGTTAAACCGTACCGGCATGACAGCACTCACCGATGAGGTCGAGGACTTTATTGCTATGGGGCAGCGTAGAATCCACCGGGAGTGTGATTTAAACGCAATGGAGACTGTGGACTCAGCATTCACCATCGACTCACAAACCGAGTCAGTCCCCACGGGATTCCTCCGCACCAAAACCATCACTATCCAGCAGTCCACCTCCAACTACGAAGTCCCTGGCTCCACCCACAAGCAGGTTATGCTCTACGGAAGTACTGGTAGACCGCAGTATCATTCCGTTATCGGGACTAACTTCTATTTCGGCCCCACCCCCGACCAATCCTATACCGCCCAGCTTGTGTACTTCAAAGAGTTGGACATTGTTTCAGCGACCACCGCAAGCAACTGGATTACAGCCAACGTCCCTGAGTTATTGTTATTTGCAACCATGCTTGAGGCGAGTTTATTCCTGAAGGATGACAAACGGGCAGAGGTCTGGGAAGGACGATACACCGGAATTAAAAACCAGTTAGCCGAATCTGAAGAACGCGCTGATAAAGAGGGCGGCAGTCTACAGGTTCGGGAACTAAGATAGGAGAATTTCATGGCTTCAGCCATAAACAGTGACATGCCCATTACGGGTAGTCCAACAACTCAGTCCGTGCGCGACCAATTTGCCACTGCGAAGAGCGAGATTAGCGCGTTACAGCTTGCCACCACCACAACGGCTGCTATCACTGGCGGGACGGTAAACGGGGCTGCGATCGGCGGCTCGGACCCCGAAGCAGGGGCATTCACCACCCTCTCAGCCACAGGCACTGTTACCGGCCCAAGTGGTACATGGGCTTCTACAGGTATAAACCTTGCCACAACAGACTCCTATTTCATCGACTCCAATAACGTACTGAGTCAAACAACTTTGGGAAGTACAGTCCTGACCTCCAGCCTGACCTCTGTCGGGACGCTTACTTCGCTGACCGTTGGCGGCGAGATTGTCGAGGCAGTGTACGCAATCCCGTCAAGTACCACGCCATCAATAGACCCTGCCAACGGCACAATCCAGACATGGACGCTGACAGGAGCGTCTACTCCTACGGAAGTCCTGGCTACTGGGGAGTCTGTGAAGCTCACTATCGCCGCAGATACAAACTCCTACGGAGTTACATGGTCAATGGTGGACGAATGGATAGACGGTATTGTTCCGTCAACCCTGAGTACAACAGAGACCAGCCATATAGAGCTATGGCAGGAAGGGTCAACGGTTTACGGTTCTTTTATAGGGGTCTCTAGTTAGTGCGTAATCACATGCTAAGAGCAAGGAGGGCATTCTCTCCAGAGCAGTTGTTTAAAGCCTCAGAGGAGGGCGGCTTTTGGGATGCCAATGACATCTCCACACTGTTTACTGATGAGGCTGGGTTGAGTGCTGTTGCCACAAGTGGCGACAGGATCAGAAAGTGGCTGGACAAGTCTGGGAACGGCAACCATTTAAGCACCAGCGGTAATACGTCTGACTCCTATGATCCTTATTACTACGATACTCAGGACGGAGGGCCAGCTTGCTCAAGGCCGGGGAGCGGGTCATCAAGTAGCTACGCAATAGCCATGACTACAGCAAATACAGGCGGGACATTTTCTGCCTCTCCTCCGTGGACGATTGCTGGAATTTATGCAGTTGATGATACGTCTGGAACAACCGCACTTTTTGGTGGTGTTTATGCAGACTCCAATGACTACATGTATCAGCTCACCACAAGTATTACCAGCGCAAGGGCAAGCGGTCGAACAAGGTTTGACTCTCTTGGTGATACTCTTGTTACAGTTGAAGCGGATTCTGCGTGGACGGCAGATACAGCGTATTACCAGTTCAACGAGATAACGGAAACCACACATCAAATTTGGGTTGATACCTCATCCATAGATGGCCCTGACGCGCATGGATGGACGACAGGAACAATCACGGCGGCATTGATTATGGGATTGGGGCAAGTAGACCAGCGATGCCATGCGTTTTTTGCAATAGACAGGGTGCTATCGGCAAGCGAGAAGACGCAACTCGATACATGGATGACAGAAAGGGCGGCGCTGTAGTATGCCTCTTGAGACAGACAAAAATGGTGGGTTCAAGTTTGAACTCGCTGCCGAGCTAAGGTCTGGCCTATACCCTGGGCTGTTTTCGTCTGCCATTCCACTGTGGGAGACCGGACAGAATGTCCAATTCACGGATGTTGGCATTGAAAAGCTCAAGGGTAATTACGAACTCATCGACACCGGCAACTCCGAGCCAATCCGTGGCATGGTACAGCTTACTGAAAGTGGCACCACAGCCCTTGTCTACGCCGGAGACCTAACCTCCCTCTATCGAGTAGATATTGTAGGCACCTCCTTTACCGATGTGAGCGGCGAGACTTACTCACTGAATGAAGATTCTGGAAGCTCAGTGTGGGATACCGGATCATCCACATGGGATGGTGATACCAGCCTGTGGGATGCCGGGGTATCCCAGGCAGACCATTGGAGCATGGTGAATTACGGGACTTTCGTCCTTGCGACTTCAGGTGCTGATACCCCCCAGATATATAAGGGTAGCGGTAAGTTCGTGAACATGGTCAAGGGTATTACAGGTATCACCATTGTAAGTGGCGGTACGGGGTACTCAGTCGGTGATGTGCTGACCTTCACTGGAGGTGATGGGACAGGGGCCACTGCCACGGTTATCTCAGAGAGTTCTGGGGTTATAACGGCAATCGGCATGACAACTGGAGGGGTAAACTACACAACGGCCCCCACGGGTCATACGGGTGCCAGCACAGACGCAACCTTCACTCACACCATTGGTAATATGGATGTGACAACGGTGGAGATATTCGTCAACCGGGGTCCACATGTCCTGGGATTCAACACTTCAACCTCCCCCAAAGAGTTTATCTGGTGCGCTGCTGATGACCCTGATGACTGGGTGACATCCACCACAAACCTCGCTGGTAACCTGCAAATACGGGAACTGAAGTCCGCCATTGTCGCTGCCGTCCCATTAGGTAACCGGATAGCGGTTTACGGTACTGACCAGATGTTTCTTGTGACGTATCTCGCCAATGATTTTGTCTTTGGCTACCAACCAGCCCTTAACGGTATCGGCTCCGTGTCGAAACACGCTGTTATCCCTGTCGGCAGGCACAACTACGGACTCTCCGAGCAGGGCTTCTTTGTCACAGACGGCATAGACTTTGATTACATTGATGAGCCTGCGATCCACTCCTTCTACCGGCGTAACGTCAACCTTGGGCAGATAGCCAAGACCAACGGATGGCATGACGAGGAAAACAACCAGGTCAGGTGGTACTTCCCCACACTCCCAAGCGCCGAGATAACAACGGGGGTCACTTATAACTACCGCGATAAGACCTGGGGAATTGTCACTGGAGACAGGACAGCCGGTGATGAGAGAAGGGTTATATCCAATCCAATCTCAGGTACAGAGACAGGGCAGTTACTGATAGAGGGTGGCACAAATAACGATGACGGTGCGGCCATGACGGCTTACGCCAGAAGCAAGCCTTTCTCTCTTGGCAGTGCAGACATGGTGAAGGAGTTGGACTCCATACGGATTGGCTTTGTCGGGGCCGGACTTCAGTACAGGATTGGCTGGGCTGAAACCGAGGACGGGTCGATTACATGGGGTAGTTATACCGACATGGGAACTGGCTGGGACGTCCACAATCTCAGGACAGCAGGACGGTGGCTATTCTTTGAGCTGTACAGCGCCACCCTGAATGCCAACTGGGAGGTCATGGGGGCCGAGTTTATAGGAAGGACTGAAGGCACCCGATAATGGCAAGCAGTGCAAATATAAACAGACCACAGAAGATTGTACCGTTAACCCCGGTACTTGATGGCGAGACAAACCCAGAACTCGCCAAGTGGATACGGGCAATGTCCACCTCTTTTGAAGAACTTTCGGAGCAAGTAAGGGCGATAGAAATGACAGAATCCACAGACTTCATGCTGGAGGTCGCAAAGGGCAATCACCGGGGGCATTCCGTTGTAAACAAGTTTGGCAACAATGGCACCGTGGGAACATCGTCAACAGAAACAATATGGGACGGATCAAACACCTACACACTCCCGACCTCTGCCTCTATCACCCACATACGGTCTGCCGCTGACAGCGGTATCACCCAGGGGGTAACCATTGAGGTGCAGGGACTGGATGCTGATTGGGTGTTGACCGTCCAGTCAAAGGCCACTGACGGCTCCGATTCAGCGACAGAGGTTGCACTGGACACACCCCTACGCAGGGTATTCAGGGTCAAGGTGCTGGATGATACCGCAATGGATGAAGACCTGTGGGTTGGTGCTACAGGCATGGCAGCAGGCACAGCAAGCGCCATAGTGCAGGAAGGCAACAATCAGACCCTCATGGCACTCTGGACCTGCCCCGCTAATAAGACGGCATACGTTGATAATTATTGGGCAAGCCTGAATTCCAATGGTGGTGGTGATCCCGATGTGGTTGTCAAGATGTGGCAGAAGGACAACACCAACGGCTATGCCCCGCAGTTGAAGCATCTTCGTGGGCTGGACTCTGATGCCTCATCACACTTTACACATGTTTTCTCACCCCAGATGAAGCTGACAGAGAAGACAGACATTTATTTATCCGCACAAAATCTCTCAGGTTCGGCCACAGCAGATGTGTCTGCGGGATTCGACCTGATAGTTATTGACGACTAGGAGCAATACAATGGGCTGGAATGAAGCAGGCGAATGGATAATTGATAATGCAGGAGCCATAGGTACGGCTATAGGTGGTGGTTTGCTTGGATCACAAGGTACAAGTGACCAGACCACAGAGGTCAAGCCCTATCTATTCCCCGGTCAGGAAAAGGGGATAACTGATTTCCTCAATGCCTCTGCCCGGCAATACAACCAGGGTGGACCTAGATACTACCCCCGTCAGACGGTAGCCAACCTCGATCCCTACAAGGTGCAGGGTCAGAATGCTGCTTTAGGTAATGTCGCTGCCCAGGACTATCTTGGGGCCAATATGGCTGCAAGGGCTGCTCAACTGGCTGGTGGTGGAGGCTCAAAGGTTGGTGGATTCCAGCTTCAAGACCAGATAGGTTTTGGCATAGACCCAGGTCTCCAGAATGCAGTTGCCAACCCCGTCATGAGGCAGTTGCAGGAGCGTATCCTCCCCTCCCTTGACCTACAGGCAACCCAGCAGGGCGCATTTGGTGGTAGCAGGCAGGCACAGATGAAAGGTCAGGCAGCAGCCGATGCTACAGAGCGCATGACCGAGGCACTGGCACGGGCTAATCTTCAGGCAAGAGGCCAAAGCATAGGCCAGAGGGCAGGGGATATCTCAGCACAGCTTGGTGGTAGGGCGCAGGACATTCAACAAAACAACATTGCGAATAACGCCGCTGCAAGTGGACTGGCGTATATGCCAGCAGCCCAGTCAGCACTACAGGCTGGAGCCAACACCATGCAGGATGTGGGTAACCAACGAACCCTGTACGACCAGTCACTCATATCCAGTGATGTCGGACGTTGGGACTTCAACCAGAACCGTCCTGTCACCAACCTCACCCTGCTGGGTAATCGACTGGCACAACCCTCCTTTGGTGGTTATGACCGTACAGTACAGGGACAGCCCGGCAGTGCCACAAACATCCTTGGTGGTGTGTATGCAGGCTGGAACATAGGTGACTCCCTGTTTAACACCTCCCAGCAGCAGTCCGTTCCATCCCGCCCCTCTGGTGGTTACGCATGGGAGAGCATGACCCCGGGTGACTTCCAGACATATCTGAATAATTAGGACAAGATTATGACCATAGACAGCGATAAGCCAGACGTAGACCCCTATGGCCCATATTTGGATGTCCCACATAATCTTAGCTGGGACCCTAGAAGCGTGGGAGGGCGCACTGACCTCTTCAGAAGCGGGGCCACTGGGAATACCTTGCGCCAAGCTGGACTGCTGGGCAATAACTCCAGCACGACAGAAACTGGACCACAACCCGTTGACCCCGACAGAACCCCTGACTTCGACTGGGAGAGCATGGATGAGTTTGAGTTCATGGACTACCTCCTCACCCCCGAAGCTGAGTCGTGGATTAAAGAAGCGGGTACTGGGGTTGTTGCTGGGATCATTAACGGCTTTATCCCTGGCTTAGGTACAGTCCTTGATGAGACTGGGATTATAGATAAAGGATATGATGCGATTGCTGGCGCGGTAACCTCCGCTAAGGACAGTATATCGTCTGGCGGGAACACGGGCGGGAACCCCCCACAGCCTGTATCTGGAGGTGGATTACTGGGAGAGCAGCCCAATCCCAACCCAAACGGCGGTGGCGTAGTACAGCCTGGAGGTCCAGGGTATAACGAAACGGCTGGGAGGGTAGATATCCCGGCAACTACTGGCCCCACACAGGCGCAGATAGATGCTTTCCTTGCAGGAGACCTAAACAAAGGCCCAACGCAAGCCCAGATAGATGCCTTCCTTGCTGCTGGCGCACAGCAAAAGCAGAGCGATGGATTTGGCACACCCCCCGGCTATAAGCAACCAACCTCATCAGGTGGAAAGTGGGACTGGAAACCAGCAGATAGCGATGGATCAGGGGCAGGGGATAGGCACCTTGACGTTACCAGCCAACGACAACACCTGTACATGCCAACTGCC